GTATATAGCTTAGTATATATTCTTGCTTCTAAAAACATATTTAAAACTCGTTTAAATATTAATTAAATATCAAACTTCACCCTTTTTAAAATAAATCCAGTTTTCATTGTTGTTTTACGGCAGAATTATTATATTTTAGATATTTAGCAATTTAATAAAATAAATTATTGACAAAGCTAAATATCTAAAATGTAATAAAGTTACACAACAGATTAAAAGGTAAAAAATCTATGAAAATTGAAAATAATTATAAGAACATAAAAAACATCTATAAACTTCACGGCAATTCAACAGTCAGACTTAAAGGATGGGAAAAGCATGCAAAGAATGGAGCATTGGTTTACGTTGAAAAGCTGGACGATGTTAGTTTCAAAATAACTTTACTGGATATTGACAATAGTAACGATTGAAGATAGTATCAATTTATCTGCTAAAGGCGATTGATTTCTTATATTTAAAGGGTTTGTGTTCATATACGAATCCTTTTTTAACATCCTCTACACTTTCCATAATAAATGTTATGTATAATCTGTTGACTAATTTTGTTAACTATTATATAAACATTTAATAATTTTGTGTATACAATAATAGGTTAACATAATGCAAACACTTCATCGAATAAATGAAAGCAATACATCACAAGAAATTAATCATGATAATATATTAACTAGATTGCAAACGTTGGAGATAAGAACAAGCAATTTAACTGTTGATATAAAAAGTCTAGAAAATGTTGTTATAGAAGTGATAAACGCTATTGGTTTAGGACCAAGAATAAAGGATGATAATAAATAGTTACAAGCCGTCAACTACTATACACTCTGCTAGATTCACTGATAGCGAGACTAAAGCTATATACAAGTTACTTGAAATAATGCGAAACAATTATGGATGCAGAAGCTTGAAGATTAGTGATGTAGTAAGGAATTGTGTTATTAAAGAATGTAATAAATATGGTTTGATTGATAACGATAACACAGATAGAAATAAATTATTCAGTGTTGACAATAAACATAATACTAAATTGTTGAGTGTCGATGAGTAATAAAAGTTGTCCTGTATGTAATATCTTTCTGTCTTATAAATGGAATGATGAAAAGATAGAAAAGTTTAATAAATTTATTAAGAATGAATATAGGAGAGACTTTACAGAGTATCAAAGAGAGATACTTAAGTTTGAATTCAGTATACTTGTTGAGGATATAGCACAACTCTCTTTCTATAATGTAACAAAGCATAGAAAAGAATGTATAGCTAATGATGATATTGCTGTAATAGTAGGCGATCATGACCCAGATGAGTTTCTTACTCGTAAGGAAGCAAGGGAGTTGATTAGTAACTTTAGGCAACTTGATTACAGGGATAAGAAGAGTGTTGCCGCTCAAAACTGGCTTGAAGTAGTAACATTGCTTATTGCATCTACTAAAAAGAATATTGAACGTAATATCAACAATCAGTCTAAACATATCCTTGATTATAACGATATGAAAATAGCTAAACTTATAATAGAGACTTTTAAAGTTCCTACTTTTGAAGTAGATATTGAGTTAAAGAATGTAAGCGATAAAGAGCAGGATTACAAAGGCGATAAGTTCAAAGGTAAACTGGATATCATTAAAAACATGCTAAGCAAGAATTAATGGATAAGTCGGAGTTAAAAGAGTTTATAAAGTGTATAACACAAATGGCGTCAAACAATCTATCCGTTGAAGAGATTGCCATTGCTCTTGATTTTGACGTATATGAGTTTAAGGAGCTAATTAACAGTAACGATAAGATAAAACATGCTTACGAGAAAGGTAAGGTAGCTGCTAATATTGAATTCAAGCAATCCATAAGGGAGCAATCATTACAAGGTAAAACAAAAGCTGTAGAGATATATAACGATTTAATACAGGAGCAGAATAAGTCTTTAGGACTTTCTACCAAATTTGTTGAAACAAGGGAGCAGAAATATATAAGGATGAGAGCTATAAAACTTATGCACTATTTCTCGAATATAAGCGATGAAGTTCTTGCATTCATCAAGGAAAAGAATGGATACGATGAGGAAATGGAGCGTATCAAATGGGCTTACGATAATAATAGATTATAGAAAAGGATAATGAATAAACAACAATATTTAAAATTTTTAAATGATTATAAAGAAATAGTAACACTTGTTTACGATATAAAAGAGTTACTTAATGACCATATAAACATAAGAGAGACTGAAAGTACTTTTTTAATATCAGACAAAAACAATTTAAAAGATAGATACAGAGAGATATTACGTAAAATAAAACCTGATATTCATGCTATTACACAAGAACTAGGAGTATTTAAGTATAACTTTACTCGGCTAACTAAAGATAATCGCACTTATAATTCTACTGATCTGTTACCTGCATGTGTAATAACTGAAATATACGAAAAGTTGAACGATATAGAAAAGAAGTTAATAGCTATTAATAAATAATCATGAACATAACAATAATAGAGCATAAAGAATTAAAAAAAGCAGTATCTGCTAGAGAATTGTATGAGTTTTTAGAAGTAGATACTCGTTTTAACGATTGGATAATAAGAAATACTGATTACTTAGATTTTCAAGAAAACACTGATTATATAATTATACTCAAAAATGAGTATAATTCAGACAATCGCAGAGGTAAACCAGCTTCAGACTATTTTTTAACTATTGATGCTGCTAAAGAAATTTCAATGTTACAAAGAAGTGAAAAAGGAAAAGAAGCTCGTAAATACTTTATTGAATGTGAGAGGAAGTTAAAAGATAAAACTCCAGCAATTACATCAAGCTTTGACATTACAAACCCAACTGAAGTTATCAGATTTTTATCAGAAGTTTCTAACGTATATTTAAAACAGAACGAGATTATTAAATTAGAATTGGATCATGCTATTAAAACTAAAGCTTATATAAGTGAGAAAAGAGAAGCAACTGCAATGGCTACTGCCTCTGTTGCTGTTAGAAAAGTTAATAAACTGGAAAATGAACTTGGAGTTGGAAGAGATTTTAATCAGGTTAGAGCTATTTGGTGGTTGAAAGATGAATTTCATGTAAATATGCCTGGATTCTGGTCTCAGTTTGGAAAGAAGCTTAAAGAGTTTTGTGTTTATAATGGGTATGAAATAAAAGTTATACCGGATTCAAAATACGGAAAACTTTATAATTATCCTGTAGAAGCTTCAGATAAATTCAGAGTAAGGTTATATAATAATCCTGAAATATTAGGTAAATTTCGTAAATATAGTTAAATAATAATGTCTAAAACAGAATATCTATTACCTAATGACGAAGAAGAGAAGCTTAAGTTACTTGCTGAAAGCTCTTTGTATGAGTTCTATAAACAGGCTTTACCTGTTATAGACGGGTCCGGATATTTCTCTGATGAATGGTTTATGCGAGTTATAGCAGAACATCTTGAAAATGTTTACTATAGAAAAATAACAAAACTACTCATAAACGTTCCGCCTCGTCTCGGAAAAACTAGTTTGATATCTATTGCATTTCCTGTATGGGTCTGGATACATAACCCTAATGAGAAATTCCTATGTTCTTCAATAACTAGTGATCTATCGCTGGATATCGCAGATAAAAGCAGGATGTTACTAATGTCTGACTGGTTTAAATCCAGATGGGGAGACAGATTTAAACTAAGAGCGGATCAGAACGCTAAAGGATATTTTGTTAACGATAAAAACGGTTATAGATACTCAACATCCGTAACATCTGCGGTTATCGGACGTGGAGGAAATATACTTATTTGTGATGACCCTAATGCTGTCGGAGGAGAATCGGAAGTTATAAGAGATGCTACTAATAGATGGTGGTCTTTAAAATGGTTTAACAGGATAATACTAAGTGATATATCACCTACTTGTAGAGTCCTTGTACAACAAAGAGGTGATGAGCTTGATGTATCCGGTAACATAATTGCTAATGACATAAATAATGAATGGGTAAAACTTATACTACCGCTTGAATTTGAGAAGGATTATGTAATTCCTACTTCCTATCTTCCCGACTTTGTTGATGATACTTTATTGCCTGACTATAAAAGTGTTTGGCAGGATATAAGAACAGAGGAAGGTGAGCTACTTACCGAGAGAATGAGTATAACGGAAGTAGAACAGCTAAAAAAAGAGCTTGGATCTTATGATTATGCGGCAATATATCAACAAAGACCTGCACCTCTTGAGGGCGGTATAATAAAGAAACACTGGTTTAGAGTTTATAAAAGCAGGCAGTTACCTAGATTTGAGTATATTGTTCAATCATGGGATACAGCGTTAACGGCTAAACAGAATTCAGCTTATTCGGCTTGTACTACATGGGGAATATTTAGAGACGCAAAAGACAATACCAACGTTATGTTGCTCTCTTGTTGGCGGGATAGACTGGAATATCCGGAGCTTAGAGAAAGAGTTAAAAGATTATCCGTTAATTATATGGATACGAGTAATGTTCCAATCGTTTATAACCCTTTTTATAATCCTGATATGATTGTAATAGAGGCTAAAGCTTCCGGAGATCCTTTAATAGCGGATTTAAATAGAGCCGGAGTGTATGCAGAGCCTTTTGTACCTAATCAACACGGAGATAAACTGCAAAGAGTAAGATTAATTACCCCTTTAATAGAGGGTGGTATGGTGTGGTTACCTATTGATGTTGAAAATTCTATTGATATTTATGAACCTGCCGGCTTTGCCAAGGATTTTGTTAATGAGGTTGCATATTTCCCTAATCCAAGATCCCTTGATTATGTAGATACAATGACGCAAGCGTTAATTGTACTTAGAAATCTAGGTAAACTGATGAATCCGGGGGATTATATAGAACCTGATGACGCATCTATCGGTCGTAATGTTATATATTAAGCAGGTAATTTATGTTAAAATCGAAATTAATTGCAAATAAACATTAAATATTAGGAATATGAAGAACAATGATATTATTGATATAGACGGATTCGGTACTCTTGAGAGATCTGATGAACTTCCTGACGGATCTACGGTTTATGACTTTGCAGATAAGGAAAAAGATGATTTCCATTCCGATTTATCCCGTAAAATGTCGGAAGATTCGTTAAATAAACTTTCTTCCTATGTTCTTTCTGCTCTTGATGATGATATAAAAGCAAGAGAACCTTGGCTTAAATTGCATAAAGAGTTGATGACTTTTACCGGGGATAAATGTGATGACATAAACAAGGAAAACGAGAATTCTTTGGTTGTTGACGGAACTCTAGGTACTGCTCTTGTACGTTTTACGGCAATAAGTAGAAGTGAATTGCTACCTGAAAGCGGTCCGGCAGGATTTAAGGTATTTGGACAGGACGCACGATCTTTAGAGGATATTGCCTCTAATAGAAGCAGCTGGCTTAATTACTATTTAACTGTCAGAGATGCTGAATATTACAAGGATTATGAGAAATTTCTATATTACCTAGGGTTTTACGGCACTGTAATACGTAAAGTATGTTACGATGAGATGCTTGGCATGCCTATAAGCAGATTCATTCTACCGGAGAATTTCCTGATTAATATTGATTGTAGTACAATCATGGATTCAAACAGATTGACTCATATACTTAAGCTATCTACCAGAGATGTATTAGCAAGACAGAAATCAGGAATATTCAGGGATGTTGAATTACCTTACACTAAGATAGACTGGACTTCCGATTCATCTTCGGCTTCCAATGATAGTATTAGCGGACTTGTTGATATTAATGCTTATAAGGAAAAAACATTGCATGATGTTTATGAGTCTCATTTTGATCTTGATCTTGATTTCTATATGGATAAAAAACAATCAAGATCAAAAGATAAAAAGAACCGTAATATACTTCCCTATATCATATTTATTGATAAGGAAAGCCGTAAAATACTTCGAATAGAACGCAACTGGCACAAATGGGATGAGAAACGTAAAAGAAGAAAATTTTTTATTTCGTATCAGTATTATACAGGATTTGATATATGGGGTCAGGGTATAGCAAGAATGTCGGCTAATAATGCCGTAGCTGCTACTAAAATGCTAAGATTGACCATCGACTCAGCTACATACCAGAATTTACCTGCCGGCTTTTATAGAGGCCCTAAAATGGAGACTACGGACATTAGATTATCTCCCGGTACTTTTAAGAATCTTAGTAGTTCATCCGCAGGAGGGGACATAAGATCCGATTTTGCCGTTCTACCTTTTGGCGGACCTTCTCAAGCTTTACTTGATTTAAGAGGAGATATGATCTCGCAGATGCAGGATAGATTATCTGCATCAGAACTTGGTATGATGGATTCAAGAGAGGATATACCGACAGGTACTGCCGTTGCATTTCTTGAGGAAAAGAATCGCATACAGGCAGCTATTTTAAAATCACTCCATAATTCATTATCGGAAGAGCTTAAATTACTTGATGACATGTTTGCAGAGGTGTTAGTAAAAGAGGAATTTTTTATTAAAGGAGAGAAAAGAATAATAACTGCCGATGATTTTGTTTCCGATGTGCAGATAGTTCCGGTATCAGATCCTTCCGTTAATTCTACAGTTCAAAAGATAATGAAGGCAGAGGCGGTGTTCCAGACTGCTCTTCAAATGCCGGAGAAAGTAAATGCTTTTGAGGCTCTTAAAATGGTATTTTCCGCTCAAGGATTAAGCTCGGAAGAAATTGAGCGTCTTGTAAATAAGGATCAGGAGGTAGAACCTTTAGATCCGATAACCGAGAATATGAATATAATGCAAGGTAAACCCGTAAGAGCTGGAATTGAGCAGAATCATGATGCTCATATTGTTGTCCATTCAGCAGTACAAAATGAACAATCAGCAGCTCATATTCAGGAACATATGGCACTTAAATTCATGTTGCAGATGCAAAATGAAATGGGAATAGATTTATCTCAAGTATCTCCTGATGATCCGGAGATGCAGTATGAACTGGCTAGTAGAGCTGCTGCTGCAATAGAATCACTCGGGCTTAATAAACCCGAAGCAATGGATGAAGATAAACCTCTTGATCCTAATGAACTTATTGCTGCCGATATTGAGCAGAAGAGAGAGGCTAATATAATCAAGAAGCAGATAGCGGATGATAAAATAGAAGCGGAAACATTTAAGACTCAAATGGATTTTGAAAAAGAGAAAATGAAGGTAAAACAGGCACAGGAAGAAGCAAGACTTAGATATGAAGCCGAATTACAGAAGATTACGAGTAGGTATTGATTATGGATAAATATTATATAGATAGGATATTTGCTATAATTGACGATAAGATATTAGAGCAGAGAGAAAAACTTATATCCGGTTGTATTGCTTCCATGGATGCTTATCGTTATGAATACGGCAGATTGAATGTACTTACTGAAATACGTGATGAGATAGTAAATATATTTAAAGTAAATAATGGGTAATAATATGAATACAAGTTTAATTCGTGATTTTGATAATGAAGCGGGTATTGATTTAAATACCTGGAAAATGGAGGAGGAACTTAAACTATTTGAAGATGTTGAAATTCATCCTGTTCATGTATTAATCAGATTATATATAAAATCAAATAAAACTGCTTCCGGTCTTATTTTAAACAATGCTCTGGATGTTTATGAGGAAACATGCGGATATATAGCTGCAATAGGTAGTTGTGCATTTAAAGGAGAAAATAGAAAAGAATGGGGAGAATGGTACAAAGTAGGTGATTGGTTTGTATTTCCAAGACATAGTGGAGTTCGTTTTAATTATAAGAAACTACCTGTTTTTGAGATGTTTGCAGATAGTCCGATGCTTAAAATAAAAGATCCAAGATTCATAAGTTAAAGAGGTTTATAATGAAAGAACAAGTACAAACGGAAGATATACAGAATGTTGTAGATCAGGAAATAAATGTCGAGGATATAAAAGAGGGTATTTCAGAGAAAGATAATAATGAAAAACCTGAAGAACAGGAAGAGGAAGAGCTTGATACTGCTGATTTTTATAAGGATAAATATTTTGATACAAAAAGTAAGGTAAGAAAAATATATGCCGAGCGTCAGAAACTATATACAGAGAATCAACAGATAAAGAATTTACTTAATTATGTTGATACCGAAAATCTTCGTATGTCCTATGCTCTTATGCAGAGTGATCTAAACGAACTTAAAAAGCATAAGGAAGAAGCAAGGAAATTAAATGATAATACGTATCTGGATAAAGCAGAGGATGCGTATAATAGAGTTTTACATAAGATGGTTGCCTTTGAAAAGGATAACGGCCATATTTTTGATGATAATAAGGAGGATAAAAAACCTGAAAATTTAGATCCGGAGGAAAATGAACCTATATATAGTGATGACCAACTACTTGCTGCTAATTTATGGCTTGAGGATAATCCTGAACTTAATGCTAAATCGAGATCATATAATCCTCATTTAGAGAAAAAAATGCTGGATTTCATGGAGGAGTTTAATGATAAACTATATGAAGCAAATAGAGGAGAAGAAATACTTTCCGATAGATATATAGAAGTTCTTAATGAAGCTTTATCTGCATATAAGGATGAATTACGTAAACCTAAAACTTCATATAAAAAATCCGGTGCTAGCGGAGTAAGAAGTAATATGGCGACTAAAAGCGGCGATTCTGTTACTATTGAACCATGGGAGAGAGCTGCATATCAGCAACTTGGTTTAACTGAAGCTGAATATTTGAAAAGTAAATTAAAAAATTCAAAATAAAATAGGTATATTATGAAGATAAATAAAGCTAAACATATGCAGACTATGGAAAGTGAAAATATGGAACACGAATTTGAAAGTAATCGTTTAGTCGGTATTGATATGTCAAATCCTCTTGAAGCTATTAAAGCTATTGTAGCAGAACCGGGATTTGTTTATGAATGGCAGAGGTATAAATTAAGAGATAAACAGGATTCTGCATATTCTTTTGCTATATCAAGAGGTTGGAAACCGATAGATAAATCAAGAATAACGGATAAATATAATCTTGAAATATATGAAGTCTATAATCCTGATCCAATAGCACAGAAGTATATCTGTCATGGTGATCTTATTCTTATGAAAAGAGAGGTTGAAAAACATGAACAGGAAAAATACGCTAGAGCCGATATTGCAAGGAAAAGTGTTGAGATGGCAGATAGTTTTAATTATGATAGCGGTAATCCTACTCTTAATGTATTAAAAAATAATTGATATGGCGTATTTCCCTTCGGTTTCAAATTGTAAACAATTAACTATAAATAAGGATATCCAGCTTGATTATCCGTATTCTGTAACTCAAGGGAATATAGCTATTACTGACGTATTTGATACTACTGCAACAATTCCTGATTTAAATATTATTCTTCCTGATGCGTCTGAAACTACTCCAGGATTCTCTGTTTCATTCAATAATGTCGGAACTAATTTTTTTAAAATTGTTTTACATGATAAAATAACACTTCTTGGTACTGTTGCAGTAGGTGAATTTAAAACATTTTATGTTTATGATGTTACAACAAGTAACGGAAGTTGGAGAGCAATAAAAACTGGAAATGGTCAAAGCGGAATAAGTAATTTGGAAATAAAGAGTTTAGATAATTCCGTTAATATTACCGGCAGTCCTGTATCTAATCCCGGAGGGGAAGTTGATTTATCTCTTGATAATCTGATAGCCAAATTGAAAACTCTTAATAATATAGAACCGGGAGTGTTATTACTTGATAGGAATAAGACGAATATCTGGTCTACAGGTTCTATAGTAGGCGATAATAACATTACTGTTGAAAATTATGATGGTTCTGCCGGGTCTGTTATTATTGTAAAACTGGATTCAAGTATAGCATTAACAGATATAACATCCGGTAATGTTAAAATAAACGGTAATACAATTACCAATACAAATATAAATAATGATTTACTATTTATTTCTAATGGTACTACTTCAAAAGCAAATATTAACGGGATATTAGTTGATAAGAACAGGAATTTAAGTAATATAAACAATATCACTATACTTGGGTCTTATATTGCTCCTAACGTAGCTAAGAGTTGGTGCAGATTCACTAATACTTCAGGTACTATATCTCTTACTTCTGCTGTTAATGTTTCTTCTGTTACCTATAATAATTCCAATGGTCAATATACAATAAATTTTACAACTCCTATGGGATCAACAGAATATGGAGTAGAAATTACATGTTCTAATAATAATTCCCAAACCCCTTTAGTTCCAAGAATAGGTCATGATATAATTCGAACTACAACTTCTGTAACTATTGTTGTAATTAATTCATCCGGAGAGATGATACAGGATTTCCCTGAAGGTGTTACGGTAACAGTATACTCTTTAACATAAAGTTAACAATTGACTAAATCAAAATTAATTAATATAATAACTATTGATTTACCCTTAGCGGTTTTGAGTTATCTTTAATCTCTATAAAAAAGTTTTGAGTTACGCTTTAGTCTCTATAAAAAGTCTTTAAATAAAACGTTAAATATACGTTTAAGTTTTCTGTAAATTATAAATTTAATATTAATTAATAAAGGTTAAGATATATGTCATACGGACAAAATTCTCCTTTTGGATTAAAACCTATTGGTCATTTACAAGGAGGTAGCAGTAATATATCTCTTTCTAGAGGTAGTTATGTTATTGATCAAATAGCTGGAGTTACTTTAAATAAAGGTGATCCCGTTATTATTCAACCTTCTATAGCATCTACTGTTGCTAGCCAATATTTCAAAAGAGGAGAAACAGTTATTACTCGTTATAATCCTACTGTTACACCACAAGCAGCTGGAACTGCAACAGCTATCACTAACAATCCTCCTATTGTCGGGGTATTTATGGGCTGTAAATTTAACGACGGTTCAGGTACGTATGTTGAGCAAGAATATTGGGTAACCGGCACGCCTGTCACTTCATCTGTTGAAGCTATAGTATACGATGATCCGGATATTTTATGGGAACTTCAACTTAGTACATGGTTTGGTGCAGGTAACAACAGTTTTTATTTATTACCTTGTATGCAGGTTCAGGATGCTACTTGGCCTAACACTCAAAATGGTGTAGCTGCTGCAAACCTAACTGTTGCTAATAGTGCAATAATTGGTACAAATATAATGTTGCTAACAGGTAGGAACGCAGCTGCCGGTTCAGGTGTTTCATTAAATACTGTTAATAAATGGAATGGTGTTGCAGCAGTTAACGCCGGTTATGTGGATAATCCACTTATTGCTAATTATGGAACTAATAACACACCAAGAAATCCTTTAGGTATTTCAACATTTTATGGATGTCCTTCTCTAGCTTCTACTTCACCTAACCCTTCTGTTGTTGATGGTAGAAATGAATACGGTAGAACAGCTGCTATGCCTTTTAAAGTCCTTGGTTTTAGTGATGATCCAAAAAATATTCCTGATACCTACGGTCAGCCGAATCAGGTAGCAAATGTCGGTACATATTTTAATACTCCTTTCCTTAATGTTGTTGGGATTATTAACAATCATGTATATAGACCTGGTTCTGTAAGTGTTACACCTGCGGCTTAATAGTTAAATAAAGAGGTAAAAATATATGATTAATACTGCTTCTATATTTCAGTTAATGAGGCCGCTGATCGATGGATTCATCGGCAAATACGATCAATTACCTGAAAATTGGAAACAAATATTCCAAACTAAACCTTCTGAACATGCTTTTGAAATTATTCAGGAGATTAGATATCTTGGATTCGCCAGAAGAAAAGAAGAAGGTGTACCTATGGCTCAAGATACTATGTCTACCCGTAATCAGAAAACTGTTAGACATAATACTTATGGGTTAAGTTTTCCTATTTCTCGTGAGGCTATTAAGGATAATCTGTATAAAACACAGTTTCCTGATAGACTTGCAGCTCTTGGTGCATCCCTTCGTGCTACTAGAACTCAAGAAGCCATGAACGTTTTAAATCTTGGTAATACCGTTATTACAACTACTGATGGTGTTACTCTATTTAATACTGCTCATCCTCTTGATAACGGTGTTACCAATTCCAACTATGCCGGTGTTGCTTTAAGTGAAGTCGGCATACAACAAGGTGTCAAGGATATCAGAGGATTTAAACAATTATCCGGTATTCCTGCTTCTGTTAAACCACAATTATTAGTTGTTGGTACTGCTAATGAAACTGCTGCTACTATTTTAACAAATAGCCAGTATAGAGCATCTGTCGGTACTGCTAATAATAATGCTTTAGCCGGGGTTAATGATATTAACGCTATTTATCATAATAGTATTTTCCCTAAAGGATATGTTGTTGATAGTTATTTAACTAATGAAAACTTTGCGGCTATTATTACCGATGTTAAAGGATTGATTCATTATGAACGTGAAAAAATTCAAAACATGGAATGGGTTGATCAGCATTCTCATACAAACTGGTTTTCAGCTTTTGAAAGATACAGTTTTGATGCTACTGATTGGCGTTCTGTTTATGGTTTAATGGTATAGGAGGTTAATTATGGCAAGTCATAGTAGACCTATTGCTAATGTTATGTGTGGCAATAAAAAAGACAAACCTAAAAAGGATATGTCTAAAGATACCGCTAAATCTACAAGCAAAAAAAAGTAATCTTTAAAAACATTTATACTTTAATTAATATATTTTATTAGTTAAAGTATAGATGTT